TTGCTCATATCGTTCCCTCTCTCCCGAAATCCGGCAATCCATCTCCTTCTACAGCGCACCACAAATGCAAACAGAATGGATGAATATTGATATGCTTCGACTCAGCAGGAAAGATTTGCAACGCTTGCCGATCCTTGCCGATGAAAAGCGCCTTCACGTCCTGCATGTCTTCGTAGGAAGGCAACCGCTTTTGCCGTGACATCGACACATGCAGCCACGTTTTACCGTCACCCTGGATATTGTCGGCGGTAAAGATGACCTTCAGGCCGTCTTTTCGCACATACCATGACTGACCAAAAAAAGGGCTGTCATGACCGACCGACAACTTTTCCCACCCCAAGGGCATAACGGAAGGAGAGTATTTCTGCGTCAAGGCAAGCTGCTCGTAAAATTGTTCGGCGTTCAATGCAGTTCCTCCTTCGGTATCAACAGCGCCCTCAGTTCTTCGCCAAACAGTCCTGTGACGAATTTCGACGTGTCCTGATACGCTTTCGCCGCTCCATGTCTCTCGTGATTCTCGTCCATCTGACTTCGCGTAAGCGCCGGATGCTTTTGCTTCGAGAGATTCGACTTCATCAGTCTGTCCAAGGTCTGAAGAAGAAAAACGAGTCGCTGTTCCATCGGCAGGGATTTCAATGCTTCAAAGCCGGATTGGGTTTCTGTTGCTTCCTCGGACATACTCTCCCCCTTATTTTTTGGAATTGTCAAGTGCTTTTTTAGCATGATGCAAAAACGCAAGATTAACTTCAGTGCCAGTAATCGTGGATATGTACGGCTTATCAACTAGACGCGCTTCAATAAGATGCAACCTGACCGCTTTAACGTCCAACTGTTTTGCACGTTTATCAAAAAACTCCTGCGTATCGGCAAGCCACCGCTCATCATCACTCGTCAACGTATGATTTTCTTGTTTGATAAGCAATATCTGATGCAGTTCGGCAAGCCTTGTCTCCGCTGCAATTAATTCAGGAGTGATCGAAATAAAATCCCGACGCACGTTTAATGCGTTCAATAGTCTTCTCAATATCATGACCGGACCAGAAACTACGTCCTTTATTATGACGTTCTGCATGATGGACTCCACAAAGCGGCAAGCACCTGTAATCGTGAGTTTTTCCAGACATCGTGCTATGACCGACAGGATTTTCATGATGCGCGACTCCGCAAGGTTGAACGTGGCAAATTAGGCAAGGCAAGGAGCGAATCCAGGCTTTATACGCCTCGGAGCGCCAAGGCTTGATTTTCCAGTTTGCCACTTTATAACTCCCGCTTGTGCTGACGAGCAGCACAGCTTATTGTTATGCCCCTAAACATTTCATGCCAGACTTCAGCATGGATATCTCCTGATCTTTCCTCGCCAAAACGAGACGGACCAACTTTGCCGGTGCTGTCCCCATAGGCCCGTGTTGTTCGATCATGCCATCAGAAAGGTCCAGCTCGTTAACCACATCTTCAAGCATATTGCGGAGTTCTTCGCATTTACCGGCCACAGTCCTGAGATTGCGAAGCTCATCCATTAATTGTCGTACTTCCCCTGGCAACTCTGTGAGCATTGGTTTGATAAGCCCCGTTGCAATCCGTATCCTTGCCAATGTATCCAGTAGCAAATTTTCCTCAGCATCAACTGGAATGGCATAACCAGAAGATGCAACGGAAGATTTCCCGTATTCTTCTGGTTTACACTCTGGACAACCTGCACAGCCGTTTTTAATTTTCATCTCATTCTCCGTTGATCTTCAGACCCGTTATCTCAAAAAGGCACGTTGTCGTAATCCTCTTCATGCTGCAACCCTAAAAGTCTCTGCTTTACCGCCTCTGCCGTAATTGCTCCTAAGTCATAAGCGGTCACTGGAACGATACTCAATTTCTCAGCAGCCGCCAAACAAACGTCCCGATCCACAAACGTCATGCCGTAAATCGCTTGCGCCCCGAACAGTTTGGTAAATCCGACATTGCCACCAACAGCAGGAACGTCAACGCGAACAAATATCCCACCAAGACTGTACTCGCTCACCTTCCCGGCTATTGTCTGCCGGCCCATCAGTTCAAGAATCGCGTAGAGGTCGGGGGATTCTGTCATTTTATATCCAGTTTTAGTTCTACGACCGATTGGACAGTAGGGCCGTTGTCTTCCTTCCATTCTCTTTGTGCCTTAGTAATCGCCGATTCTCTTGTTTTTGCAGCAACATCATAATACTGCTGATTGATTTGGGCGATATAGACTCGATAAAGTTTCATATTTTCTCCTTCGCAATCTCCACAGCCCTCGCCTCATCGCACTTCTCACCTTCCATGATGATAGCAACGCGCTCTAGAAACTCGCAGTTCTCGTCGGTGATAGTGGAATCGAAGATGCTCATTCCTCCACCCTTTCTATTTAGCGCACACGTCAGCTAAATCAACCTTCTGACTGTACTTAATACAGCGAAACCCCATACTGTGATGATAGTAGCAGTGAAGACAACATGCTGCCGGTCGATAATCAGGTGGTTGCATTACAGTTCCCTCCTTTTATAATCAGGCATGATAACCCCGCGCCGTCCATTGAAACGCGGCTGACGCAACTTCTTGAGACACGCAGGGCAATAGACACCCTTCTTGCTCTTGACCTCGCTGCCACATTTGATGCAGAGTTTCATCGTATCACCCTACTCACCGTCTTAGCACACCACGAAGCACCAGCAGACGTAGGGACTCCCTTAGAATTAAGAATCGACGCAGCCGCAGTCAAAGAACCCCCAACCTCCAAAGCTCCCTTGACCACCAGAAACACCGAGTCACGAAACGCTTGCGCCTTCTCTCTCTTTAAGACCGCCGCAGCTTTACGCGCATTCGTCATATCAGCGCCTCTGTACCCGCCTAACTTGACCCCTCTCGCTTTCGCCGCAGCAAGCGCAGCTTTCGTCCGTGAACTGATCCTTCGCCCCTCAAACTCAGCAAAATTTGCCATGCCGACAAGAATCATCCGGCCTTCATCACTCTTTGGGTCGATGTCCGGAAACTCAGCAAACCGAATGCTTACTCCGTAATCGTCCAAAACCTCAAGAAAGAACCGGACATCACGTGCTAAACGGTCAACTTTACCGATGACAAGAACCGCAGAACGAGACTTACATTCCGCCAGTGCAGCCGACAACTGAGGCCGGTCACGCTTTCTCCCTGATTCAGTCTCCACGTACTCAGCGGCCAACGACGCACCAACAAACCGCTCCACCGCAGAACGTTGCGCATCGATCCCATAAGCTGCGGCAACTCTCTTACCATCTTTCCCAATGCTGTCCTTCGAAAGACGCAAGTAAGAAACATAAGTCATTGGTAGCCCCTGGCAATCTACTTGAGAAATTGGTTCAGCCACGTGACTTCTCCATAAGAAGGTCTAACGCACACCGGATAATCTCCGAATACGTCTTCCCGGTACGCCGCTTCTCGGCCACCAGAAAATCATAGTAATGTTTCGGTACAGACAGGTTTATAGTCATACTCGCCCCCTGACGATCAGTTAGTTTTGCACATAAATACCACACGCCAGAAGGGTAAGTCAAGCATATTTTGCGTAAGAAAAAAATTGGGAGAAAAATTTTTAAGGGGAAAGGTCATTTGGAACATGGAAAATGGGGCAGGCTTGAGAGGGGAGGTGACATATTATATTGCGATTCGGGACGATCAGGGGGGTGGGGGTGGGGCCGGCAAGGGCAGGATTGAGCAGGCCAGCAGGAGCCGCCTGGACGGGGCAGGATGGGGCAGAATACACGCTGTGCACAAGTAATCACAACCACTTGGCGCGTCGCTCTACACCCGGCGCTTTGTTGCCACACCCTTCCCCCCTCCCAATGCACCCCGATTGCACCCCCTGGAATGACGTAGAACCGCCACCAGAGCGGACGCGCGCGCACGAACTTGACATAATACCCCGCGACGATGAGCCGCCCCCCTCTCTATTTGCCTTTCTAGCCCGTTTTGCATCTGGTTATTTCCCGGTTGTTTTCCCCCTTCAGTATCTGATATTGTCTCATTCATCCTGTTTTTGGCTGTTTTGGCTGTTTCCGGGATATGCTCGACTTCCAAATTTGCCCTGTATGCCCTTTGGAGTAGGCATGACATAGGATAGTATACCTTGATTTAGCCTTTAACCGGGGAACCCCCAAGGGAAACCCATGGAGGCTAAAGTTCAGATGTATCTATAGTATGGTATGGGGAAGAGGCAGCAGGAGAAACGCGACTTTTGACGACACAGCCCCAAGGGGAAACCCAAGCTAAAGGCCGTGGTCATTCTTATTGAAGGAGGTTTACATCACATGGGGAAACGCGACTCCGCACGACAAATGGAATACACCGTTAGCTTGATCGACCGCGAGACGCAGGAGCCGCAGGAAATCAGATTGCTAGAGTCCACGCTAGGCTTTACCTGGATCGACCAGGACGGGAACGACCTAGAGAACATCGACCCTCAACCCCGGCTGATACTGGCGAGGCGAGAGCTTGAACGGAAGTATCTCTATACGCATGAAATCTTTTGGCCGCAGGCACAGCCACGGAGCCGCAGAGAAAAGAATGATATCGCCTTCTGTCTGCATCTCCCCCCTTCACTAGCTTGGGAACTGCGATTGATTGCTGGATTAATGGGTAAAACGCCCGGTGAAACGATGCGTAACATGCTACAAAACTATATCCGCCCTGGAACCCTCCCACCCCTTGACCAAGCATTTCTTGATAAGATCATCGCTGACTATGCCCGAAAGTGTAAAAAAGACTGACACAATAGGCACTTATCCACAGATTTTCTGTAATATTTCCCGACTCCCTTAAATATCCGCATGTTACGCCATTTTATCTGGGGATAACTCCTTGATAAGTTGTGGAATACTTTCCATTTGTGTCGGATTCCTTTACTTTCCCATTTTCCCCATTTTATAACCCATTGGATATATTGCATTATACGTCTTGAGTAATTATGGCATGATACATGCTTACATTTAAGGTATATCAAAGAGGGCATAAACAATGACAAAGATTGAACAAGCAATATCATCGGCAAGAGGGGAAATGAGGCATTTAGGGCTTAATCCCGAAGATTGCACGGCAACCGATGCCGAAAAAATCCTTGACGATCTAGGCCGCAAGGGCGTTGCCGCTGGGCTTTGGTTTTGGGCTGCATCTGATGCACAAATCATTAAATTCAGAAAGGAGTGGGACAAATGGCGCAATGCCAAGCGATAGTATTGAAAAAAGGTGAAATCCGTTTACGTAGGGGATACGGATTTTATCGAAGCTACCGTAAAGCACAATGCAAGCGCAATGCAGTTTGTAATGGTCTTTGCGCTCAACATGCGAAAATGCCCGAATGGAAAGTTGACCGAGGATACAAATGAAACCACCGACTAAAATAAGCATTTATTGCAGAGAAGGCAGCAACGAAGCAGGGGAAGCGGGAGTTGTGCTTAATTTGCCTAATAACTCTTTTAAAGCTGCCGTTTTAAATCCTGATGGCACATTTAAGGAATGGTTAGGCGTCGCCTGCAGGCGGGATGAATCACCCCGCAGAAACGCACAAAATTACATTTACCCTTTAGCCGGATGCAGCCCATACGCAAGACGACAAAAAAAGGAGTGGATATAATGATCCGCGTAAAATGGATAACCGGCAAATGGGATTATATCAAGCGCTCAGAACTGCCACGAGTTCGCCACCTTATTCTTGAAGTACGATTTTAGAAAGGAGAACAACAATGAATATTTACCGCGTAAGGGTTTTATGCCGCAAACGTAACGCAATAGGCGCTTTTGGGTGGGAACTTGGCACCTTTGAGGCATGTAACGCGCAGGAAGCCCACGATAAAGCCTTCCAATGGTTTCAAGATCAGGGATGGGAAGTCAACGCAGTTGAAGTCTTGAAATAGGAGCAACGACCAATGACACAGCCCTTGATTACCACAGTCAAATTAGGTGATGCGCTCTTGACCGCGACCCAGGACACCGACCGCTTGACCATCGTCATTTACTCTAAACAGCCTGTAAAGGTTGAAACGATCATTACGGAGGATTGATTCAATGGAATGTATCACCATCGGCGGTATTATCGTGCTCGTTTGGGCATTACTACAGATTAGGAAAGGGAACTAAAATGGATAAATTCAAGCCCTATACATTCGCAATGTGTGACGTTTGTCTTCATTATGCGTACGTTATGAATATTCGAACGCCGTCACACCCGAAAGAAGTTTGCAAAACCTGTTTCAAAGCCATAAAAGCCAAAGGAGGAAACTAAACCATGTCAGAAATCGCATTAAACCCGAAACAGTTGGAGACGCTTTTAGCTACCATGATACCCGCGAGAGAGCCGGTATTGATCCAGGGAGCACCAGGAGTCGGCAAGAGTGATATTGTCACCCAGGCCGCGAAAGCCGCAGGCGCACAAATCGTCATTTCACATCCCGTTGTATCAGACCCGACCGATTACAAAGGCTTGCCCGGTATTGTCAACAACGAGGCAGAGTTTTTGCCCTTTGGAGAACTCAGAATCGCAGTGGAAGCGACCACGCCGACGCTGTTCTTTTTGGATGATATAGGACAGGCACCACCGGCAGTACAAGCCGCTTGCATGCAACTGATATTAGCCCGTCGCGTGAACGGTCATAAAGTAAGCGACCACGTTTGCTTTATCGGAGCCACCAACAGGAGACAGGACCGCGCCGGAGTATCGGGACTGTTAGAGCCGGTCAAATCCCGCTTTACAACCATTGTCGAGTTACAGCCTGACTTGGATAGTTGGTGCAACTGGGCGCTTTCCAACAACATGCCGACCGAGTTAATCAGTTTTGTCCGTTTCCGCCCAAACCTGCTACACGATTTCAAGCCAAGCCCCGACCTGTTTAACAGCCCTTGCCCCCGCACCGTTGCCAACGTCGGCAGGATCTTGAACCTAGGAATCGCACAAGAGCTTGAATATCCGGTAATCGCAGGAGCAGCCGGTGAAGCCTTTGCAGCCGAATTCCTTGGATTCCTTCGTATCTGTCGCAACCTCCCGAATCCCGACGCGATATTGATGAACCCCCAGGCGGGAGAAGTGCCGACCGACCCCGCGACCCTTTACGCCCTTTGTGGCGCTTTGAGCCGTAAGTGTTCCGATAACACGATTGACCGACTTGCGGAATATTGCGACCGGCTACCCGCTGAATTTTCGGTCCTTTTGATGAGAGACGCGGTAAAACTTGCCCCGACCGTTACCAGCTCGAGAGGCTTTGTGAAGTGGGCAACCGCGCACCAGTCCATTTTGATCTAGCTTGACCGTTTATTGAGCCGTTAAGACCCTTAACGGTTCAGATAAGCAGTTACAGCCAGCCAGTGTTGCACGGTAACTCATTACAGGAGGGAAAGGAGATGACTAGACGACTACAGGAACGGAGACACAAGCCGCAGCCCGATTTAGCCGACCTCGTAAGACACGGCTGCAAACTGATGGAGACGCCACGCGGAGCAGACTTTTTAATTGACCTGTATTTTGTTGTAGACAAGAAACCTTGTAACCTTTGCCCAAACAAATGCTTTACATCACGCGGAAACGACCGCAGACAACGAAAGGAGCATTAAACTATGACACACGTAATCAGCAAAAAAGCCATGCTTGCCCGACTCTCTATTTCAATATGGAGCGCCAGGAAACTGGACAAAACCGCCACCGCGAAAGTAAAAGAGGAATATCAGACTTCAAGCGACGCAGGCCGCTATAACAAGGCCCTCATTGCCACCAACGCCTTGAAAAAGGTTCAGAGCGCAGCAGGCGATGCCCGAACTTTTCACTATCAACAGACCCTTCCTTGGAACGATGACGGAGCGAGGATTCTGCCAGCAGCTAACTTTTTCGCCTATTCGGAAGGCATGAGGAAGCATAAAGCCGCATTCCAGGCAGCAGTCAGCGAGTTTTTGACCGAGTACCCCGCGCTAGTGGAAGATGCTAAAATTCGCCTCAATTCCTTGTTTGTGCAAAGCGATTACCCTTCCACAGAGAATATCGTCAGTAAATACTCTTTTGAAACCCAAGTTGACCCGCT